CCAGTTACGCCCAGCGTAGAGCCAAGGGCTGTAGCCGCTGTTACATTAAGTGTACCGCCAATAGTAGCATTACCTGCGGCGGCAATACCAGCACTTAAGAAAAGGTCTTGGAAACGTACCGAGTTAGAGCCTAAGTCTACAGTATCTGTTGCCGCTGGTAGTACAGCATTACCGTTTTGTACTTGTAATAGTTCCCGCCAGACAGCCGCTCCGGTAGAACTCCCTACACAGATGTATATGCGTCCGGTAGTCGTGTTTTCCCACATAGACCCCGGTGCATAGCCCTCAGTATTATCATTTGTCACCACAGGAGTTGTTGTGGCGTCCATTTTATTTTTGCCGCCCATACCGCCATTTGCGGATGGAAGAAAACCAGTTACAGACGTAGCTAGGTTAATCTTAGGGGAGTTACCACTTGAGCCATCGTGAGAGTGGCCTGTAGTAGCACTAAAGGCAGCTTGTAATTGATTAAATTCTGTATTTAGCGGAGGCGCTGTAATAGGCGAACCGTTAATAATACTACCAGTGGACTGTCGTGTGTAACCTGCCATCTGTTATCTTCTCCCTGCCGTGCTAAATTCAAAGACCATGCCCTGTATAGAGAACGGTTCTGTCTGACCTATCGTTACAAATGTTGCCTGTGCCGAAAAACCCGATCCTTGAATATCACTGGTCATGATTGGCTTTGATGAACCGCCGTACAGTACGTTGGTTGCATTATAGTCGATGTTTCGTCCACCGTATCTGGTGGGTGCGCCTGTAGATGCTTGGGAGTAGGTTGCTGGCGTAGAGGTAGCACCATCACCCCAATCATATGTCATACTTAAAAGCATCTCAAGTGGACCTTCGGCCCGAATAAAAGTATTAATCTTACGCATCGTTTTGCGTTGTTCTGTCTCGCCAAAATCTAAGTAAGGGGTAGAGTATATAGATATAATATCTCCACCATTAAAACTCGTTCCAAACTCTTGTTTGTAGACTTTGCCATCATAGTCGCCGTGTAAGATATTTTCAGTAGTTCCTACATATCCGCTATCAGTACAGGACGCCCGTATTCCTAGTAACTCACCAAACTCCCAAGAAATGGCCCCAGTACTATTTGTAAGCCCACCAATAATCCCAAGGCTATCTGAGGCGGATACAGAGTCATCCCCAATGAAGTATCGGATTTGAGACTTAGATCGTATAACTACACCGTTGAGTGTTTCCATATCACTGTTAGCGATTAGGTCTACTAGGGTAGCCTGTATGGGCTTAGATACTGTTTCTAATTCCACATCGCCAATACGACTTGTACCTGCAACGGGTCTAAAACCATCAGGGCTGAGGAACATGAGATCACCACCGATCTCTAATACACTATCCCGTGCCACACATCCTACGTTAGCAGTTACCTGATCCGTAACAAAGTTGTTGGATGCATCTACAGTAATCTTTTTAATACCGTTGTTGCCAAAGACAAACATATCGTCTCGAAACGGTTTTATTTGTACTACGTCAAAACCAGCGGCTATCTGCCCTCCGCCAGAAGCTACATTGAAATCATATATCGCATCAGTGTCTGTGGTAGTCGTAGGCGCAGAGTGGGCAACGGTAGCGCCGAATGTAGTATCACCTGCTAAGAATAAAGTGTTCTGAAATACATCTACCAGAGAAGGTGCATCAATACATTGATCTCCACCGCCTGTAGATGCACCAGCATCATGCGTGGCATCATCGGAGTCGTAGCCGCCAGAGTTATTTTTCTTTAACTCTTCCCAGTGTGCGCCATCAAATACAATAGCTGGGTTAACCCCATCCACAAAAACTATCTTATTACCTGCCCCAAAGTTAAAACTCACATGACGCAGCTTACTAACTGTACGACCATTAAGGGTCATGGGTCTCGTTACTGAGTGATTTAAGATATACTTACGCCACCCAATGTATGCAGTGTAATGATAAAAGCTGTAATTACTCCCACCAGCATCCTGTCTTGCAGCAATAATCTTAGTGGAGTTTGTTTCATCGTCTTTAAATATGGCAAGGCCAAGTACTTTACCTTGGCCTGTTGTCTGACCATCTACAGTTACCTCACCGTAGTCACTGTCGTATTCATCATACCCCTCAATACGCCTATAGCCCCCGAAGAGGCTAGGTTCATAGTTAACTAATCTAGTGGCAGAACCGGGAGCATTGTCCGATAAGTCTAAGTGATTTTCATTACTGTTTAGACCGCCACTACTGATCAGCTTATAAGACGTAATCTGATCTGGCATTAATATCTAATCCGTGTATCTCGTATATAAACTTGATTGTTTATATAGAGCGTCTGAAGGTCTTTGATCCCCTTCTCAAATGCCATAAAAGCACCTTGAGCAGCTTCTAGGTTGTCTTTAAACATGTAGAGATGATAAAGAGCGCCATCTATTAGTATAGTATCAAAGCTCTCAGGAATGCGGGTAACATCTGTAGCATTAGTAATATCAGAGTAGTTCATAAAGTAACGGAACTTTATAGTATACGCTTTGTCTGGGGATGGCGTTATCCCGTACCCATTACCATGACCTGCAAATACAAACTCAGGGATACCCCTGCCTAGATTACCTGCCGAATAGTCATCATCACGATGTCGAGAGTACCATTCGTCTGTGTCTATTACCTTAAGAGTTTTAAAACCCGTACCTAGTGTGTCATTCTTTTGGATTTGAAAGCTATTCCAATCAACTACCTTAAAGTACTGAGGCCATACATATTCTGTCTGACCTGCTACTAAAGTATCAGTCTCTTCGGCGGCATTGAAAGGCCAGCCAAATTCTGCTTGATTGATTTTTGCTACGGCTGCTTTAACCGAATCTTTTACAAGTGCCTGAACGCCACGAACCGACCCGAAGTCAGCTTCAGCAATCTCAACTTCGTTAAGACGCCGTAGTGTTTGATTACATAAGTCAATGTAGCTTGTGGGCATTTCATTACCTTATAAAAAGTGCATTACTTTTAGAAGAAAGTAAGGGGCCAGTGCTTGACCAGCCCCTTCTGTAGCTTTACGCTAAGTTGTAGTTCGCTGTGAACAATGCTTCTGGGCGCAAGATTTTGCGACCATATAGCTGCATTCCGCGTACAACATCTGCGAAGGTTGTTTGACTACGGAAAGTCTCTGTTTTAGCAATCTGTTCCGCAGTAGCAACCGCAGAAGCATGACCAGCAACCAGAACTCCAAAGTTAGTCTCAGAGCCAGTTGAAAGTGCAACGCCAGCGCCTGTACCTTCGTATGGAAGATTGTTTGACTTGTAGATAGAGAAGCCACGAATTGTTCCCGGTAGTTTACCGTTACGCATTTCGTCACCGCCACCGAAGTCGCCGTTGATTAATTTACTAGACTCATCCATCAGGACTTCAGCAAATACTGGGTCAATGACCAGCCACCGTCCGTCTGTGTCTACGTTAGCTTGATCCATCTGCCGTGCGATACGGTTCAAGATTGCCAATGGAGAAGTGATACCACCAGCACCACCGCCAACAGCGATTGGAATAGATGTTACTTCGCCAGCTACGCCAAGATCGCTACCACCAAAATCGGTAATATCAAGCTTGTTACCAGCAAGCAATTCATCATTATCTGCTGTAGAGTCGGCTTTAGTACCGTTTACATCACCAGATGCTGAACGCCGCGCCCAGTTAGAAGGTGTCTTCCAACCAGATAGGTAGCCAAGTACTTCAGCGTCAAAGCTATCACGCAACTTGTAGCCAGCACGATCACTTGCTAAATCGGAAAACGACACATGTGAATGAGCCTCTTCGATATCGTCGATTGCGAACTGGAAGTAGTTTGCTTGATCTACTACCATTGTGAAATCGGCATCTGTCAAATCTTGTGTCGAAAGAGCCGCACCACGCTCGTAATTCGTAATGGTGATATCGGGTTCTTTAATAATTTTAACAGAGTCACCGAAGTTGGCGATTTCGCCACTATAGTCGGTGTTAGTTACCGCGTCAACAATAGATGCCTTGCGAAACGCTTTTTGTACTTTTTTCGAGTAGATAACTGGTGAAAAGTTACCTGAGTTCAGGTTAGTATAACCCGATGCCTTTGGGAATGCCATTTTGGATGCTCCTTGAATGAAATGGCTATGTATACACTTCTATAAATAGAAGCAGCTAGATCAGACAATTAAACAGCCGTGTCAGTTTATTAGAGTGTCGTTAAGAAACGGGTCTAATGGTACTGGTGTACTTCTAGTCGTATTATCTGGAAGAGTAGAGTTTGGGGTACACTGCTTTAGTGGCCCTTACTCTCATAGTATATAGATCATTATAACATAATAGTTTATATACTGCAATAGTTAATTGTTACTATATGCACCCTATCGGGCGCATCCGAAGGATACAGTTAAGTGTTATTTCTGTCAACTGTACCCTCCGATTTATTTTATCGTGCAGCACCTGTCATGTCGTAGGCAAAGTTACCGGATTGGATAGCCGCATTGATGGCTTCCTCATTGGCTTCGTACTCACGATCAGACATGGCATCAACCATGCTCTCTGAGAACTGTGCTTTGCTACGAGTGGCTGGGGCAGACGATGAGGTTCGACCTACAGATTGTGCGGCTGTATTAGACTTACCTGAACGCTTTGTATCAGCTTTATACAAGTCAATGGTGCGTGAAGCCCATTTAGCATCTGTATTGTTCTTATAGACGCTATCTTGTAATGCTGATGGCTGCATAGACACCCACTCATGAAACCTAGGGTCTTGCCGTATTTGGGCAAAATCTGGGTGTGACTTCATAAGTTCTTGTTCTGCACTCTGCCGATGCAAGTTCTTTTCAAACTTCTCGACTTGTACCAGACGCTTTTCGCCTTCTGCTAATACTTCGTTTGCCCGTTTACGCGCAATAGTATCAACAATTTGAGCTACATCAGGATATTTCTTCGACCACTGATCAATTTCTTCATCTGTTTTAGGAAACCTAATCTGTTTTCGTGTAGCAGTATCTAGTTGTGCTTTTACCTCTGCTACTTCTTTATCCTTCTGATCACGAATAGTTTGGATATGTCGTTGTATATCCTGATACCGTTTTTTGTAGCTCTCCTCTTCAGCACCTAACTGTTCAGCGGGGGCTTCTTGATTTTGCATAAGCTCTTGGCTGTAGGTTAGATTATCTTCTGCTTCTGGAGCGCGGGTGTATTTTTGTTTTTGTTCCATGTTTTCCTCTCTGGGTCCGACTAGTCGGGTATCCAAATCAATAAAGGAAGGCGATTTTTTGTTTCTTCACCATTCCGGGTAATGCGGATGTCTTTGGGAGTAACTTTTCTGTATCCTCAGTCTCATCCATTTTATCGTCCACCTCTACGGCAGCGACCTCTACATCAATGTCCTCTTCAGGCTCATCGATTACCTCTTCTTCAACAGGAGCTTCTTCAGCATGTTGAATTAAACCATCCATCTTCATAGTCATTAGGCCCATTTCAGCTTCATCATACATTGTCATGATGTGCTTAATGCCGTGCCATTTTACTACGTGTGCGGGTAAAACAAACTCATCTGTACTGATCTTAGCGTCAATATCATCACGCACGTTTTCAGGACTAGAGCCTAAAGGAATAGGATTGCCACTCACTTCATCATAGCCCATTAGACCATCCATAGCTCCGCAACCACACTCTTCTTCACTTCCAGCCCCGCAACCACAAGGCATACCACCGTGGTACATTTGTACGGCCTCTCGTTTATCCCCTGACATAACTTCATCAGTAGGGGCATCTTGGAGGTTTTTCTGAATAGCTTCGCCACGCGCTCTTTCATAAGCACTGACTTTGTTATCTCCATCTAAGTCAGCTTTTTTATCATCCAACTGAAATTTCTTCTGGGCCATATCTCTTCCTTCCTTTGTGGTTATGCCTCTTGTAGCAGTGGCTATACCACCTAGTGAGTACTCTGGCATGTCGGTGTCTGGGTATGTTATGCTAATATCATGACTACCTATCGTATCATTGACGGGTTCTTGCCCACCGTAGCCGCGATAGAATGTATGCTTGCCGATCTTTAGGGGGTCAGGGCCATCAAAAGATGTACCCCTATCCTTAGTTGTTTCCGTATTCTGAAAGAAGGTACGACCATCTACTGCGTCTTCGCCCAACTGTACGTAGTCAGCAAACTCTGCATACTGCATTTCTAATTCTTCTTGAGGTGCAGGTATTTTAAATATGCTGCCGTACCTACGAACAGGTTCAAACTCTTTAGCACTCAGTACTTCGT